GGGCGTCTGCAGGAGAAGCGGACCCCACGTCAATATAGAAAATGATCCTCTCGACCGCGCGGTTAAGCCGGTAGATAGCTATCGCATCTTCCAGGAGTTTCAGGTGCAACCAACGCTTTCTGGCCGGTTCAATAATCGCTCGCCCGTACAGCGTCGAGAAGCCGAAGGACAAAATCCGGAAGTGCGTAGCTTCCCAAGGCAGTAACATGCCATCCTTACGCCCTGAAACCTGCTGTAGCTGCTGGTCAAGGCGATAGAACTTCACGCGGTCAACAGAGGGGCCAACCCTCTCCACATACTGCGGCGGGAGATAAAGAATCCGGTCCAGGCCCTCATAGGTGAACTGGTGATGGAGAAACATATCCCCATACTTGGCCAATTGGCGGGCGAACCCCTGGATCATGGTCCGAAGGCGTAATTTCTGAAGGGCTTCTTCAACATCTGCGGTGGCCTGAGGGTCGCCTGTTACCCAGAGGTTGGTCTCTTTCAATAGGTCATTCTGCGTGGCTTCCTCAGCATAGATATCAAGGGCCACAGAAACGTCCCCGTAGTTGTCCATCGCGTCGTAGTCCCGGTACCGCATCTTCCGCTCGCGGTGCATCCGGGTAATCATATTGAACTGGCTTAGGGCCTCTTCTACAACGGCCAAATCCCCCACAAGGTCATCACCACCGACCATAGTGGTAGCAATGCCCCCTAGCTGAGCCCGCATCGCTACTTCTTTCTGGATAATCTTATCCAGACCGGTTATCCTCATGAGCCCTTGGCGAATACTAGCCATGCATTACCTCTTTTTCAAAGATTGAATCTGGGGGAAACTCTGCCCTTTTGTGTCCCCAGCAAAAGCAAAGAACAGCCCGACAACGCCACTCGTGATAGCTGAAATGGCGCTATCCGACAGTGTGATATTGAGTTGCGCCTTGGCCGAGCGAGCGATTTCAGCAGGAATGCCCCTGCGCGTCATCGCACGGTAAAGATTATCCACCGGTATATCATGGCGCTGTTGGTCATAAGCGTCTACGAAGGCAGCTTGCAGCTTGCGGGTCAACTGAGAATCCCGGAAAATCTTCTGCAACCCATTCCCGGTGATCGTGACCCCCGAGAACTTGGCCTTAGGCAGAATACGCTGTAGCGCCCCAGAATCCATCAGCAGGTGCTGGTGGAAAGTCTCGAAGGTCCCCTCAATGGTGCTGTTGGGGTCGAGAAGCCCCATCCGCTGCGTTTGAGACAACTTGCGGAAGAGCCCCAGGAAGGCTTGCTGCATTGTGTAGGGGGCTTCAAAAGCGTCCGCCCCATATATGAACTGCGCCTTAGGAGACATACGGAAAATGTGGTCTTGCTCCTGCGACTGTTGTTGCCCGATTACGGACTCTAGTAGCTCGTCTGCCAGCTCAGGCGTCGTAATGGACTCATGGAACCGAGCAAAGATTCGTTGGACGACCGTAGATACTTCCTTACGTACTGTGGAGATTTCACGGGAGATCAGGTCGGACCAAAAATAGGGCGTCCTCGTGGCGATCAGGTCCCCTAGCGGGCCATAGTTCTCTGCCGCTAAGCTGCTCTTAAGTTCGTCCACAATCCCTAAACGGGCAACAGACATGGCGAACCTATCGGGGTGGAACACCTCTTTTACATCAATGCTGGTCACGAGAGCAGCATACAAACTCCCCTTACGGCGGGCTACTATATCACTAATGATATGTGCGAATACCGTTGGGTCTGGGGGGTGCTTAATGCCTTTCGCTTCTTTCGAAACCAGTGCAGTACTTAGTAACGTCCTGGACGAGCTGTCCATGACCGTAAAAGCAATAGCGCTTACATCGCCAACACTTAGGGGGGCGATGTGTACCCGGCTCTTTTTCGGGTTAAACAGCTTTTGCTGCGCCCGAGCCTTGAGAGCAGCCATTAAAAGCCCCTTACTCGTCTTCCGACCGCAGGGTCTCCAGATCGGCCAGAACAGCTAGAACCGCCTCTTCGTGCATCCCGGAAGAAGCACTACCGAACCGCGCAGGCGGGATAATCCGATTCTGGTTCTGGAAGGCTGCCGGAGGAATGGCCCGAGGAGCAGAACGGAACATCGGGGGCCGGTCGGTTCCCATCCACGGGAAAGTCTTGGCAGGCGCGGACTTAGGCCCACCCTCGTCCCCACTAGCCTGAGGACCAAGCTGCCCGTCAGGAACTTCCATCTCCATGACCACATCTGGGTCAGGGAGAATTCCTCTCGAAAGGGACTCTTCAATATGCTCGTTCAATTCATCACGAAAGCTCATAGGTAAACCTCCACTCTTTCGAGTCACTAGAATAAAGCAACTTATCCTCTTGCCGTGCGGGAGGTTCCATAAAAACGCCCGTCATAGGCCGTATCATGGCGAACGGGTTCGTCATAACCAAGTTCTTTAGAAATTTTTTCCGCACGAAGTTCTTTGGGGTGCTTAGCAAACATACCGGTCAAAGCCGCCTCTTGGATCAAGTATGCCCCCACAGCCCCAAAACCATGTTTACGAGTCCACTCTAGGGCATTGGCATACGCCCCCGCCAAGCTATCCGCAATGTCCTTGCTCCCGTTTGGGGGGTGGTCCACGGCCCCCTTGGCCGCCCTAATGTCGTGCTCAAGAGTCCGGAGTTCCTCGTCTAGCGCGGCAAACGGAGGCTTCATGATCCTGTGGTCAATGAAAGCGTTCATCAGTTCCATGTAAGGCTCATCAGTCTTATCCACTGATATTGTCTCGGTTTCGATACCGTTGACCTTCAGGAGCTGCATGGAGTGAATAGACTGCCAGGAGTCATAGGACACCCGCACAATAGGATATCGCATACTATCCTTCAGCCACACAATGAAACTCTTTATCTTCTCAAAGCTAATCTCATCCATCTTAGGGGCCATGATCCGCGTGTGGAAGTCCACAAAGATGAAAGGGAGCTGTAGGGCCACTTCAGCCTTACTGTCGTCTGTATGGGTCAGTATTTTCTTGTAATAAAAAGGGATACACAAAGAAGTTATGCCCACGCGATCCGCCACCTTTGCCAAGTCAACATGGATGAATCGCCCCGCTAACGGGTGGAATAATAGGTGGCGGTCGATATTGTCATACCGGCTAACAGCATCCACATCAAAAAAGTCGGATATCTCTAATCCGTTATTCAGCCCGATAAGCAGAGTTTCCGGAAGAATCGGGTTCGTGTACTGCCCATTGGCTTCCTGGATAATTTCCCGCCGTTTGAACAACTTGTTGATAGAAGCCGTCGCCACACCAGCGAGATCCCGGATCGAAGCGTCCAAACTGGTCTCGAACGAATCCCTGAACACTTCGGGGACCTCAATGATGGTTTCGCCTTCCTTCATACCGAGGACAGTTTCCCCGGGGGCAAGGATTCGCGAAGACCTGAACCCCGAACCGACGAATACATGGAAACGCTTTGTCCCATATCTTCCCGGCTTCACATCCCAAAGAGCAAAATCCGAAATATGAACGTTCTTTAGTCCCTTCTCCCGGACCTCTTTGATCCGCTGCTCGACGAAAGAGTCTGAAGACCGAGCCGAAGAGATATTGACAACCAGCCCGGGATTAAACCCCGCATTCTGGAACCGGGATTCGATACGAGTACGAACTTGGTGATAAAGGGCCTGGGCGGAGTTCTCGTCCTGGTCATCCCGGATGGACTTCTTAGAACGGAAGTTCATCTCGTCCAGCGTAGCCGAGAATACGTCTAGAGACAGGGCATGGTTAGTCTGAGACCCGAACAACAGGTGTAGGTTATGTGGGAGGACTAACTCGAACAAGTCATCCTTTTTCGGGTGCTCCCGGTAGCCCGCCCCAAACATGCTGGCCGCTCCCTGCAGGAAGACTTTCCGTGGGTTCTTAGGGAGCTTTTCCCGAAAATACGGGGACATATTCATCATGCTCTGAAACTTCGCGTTGATAGCGTCTTCCGCTTTGCCTTTAGTGACTGAGAAGAACGCGAAGTACACAGGGAACTGCTCTGCCAACCCAAACAGCTTCTGGGGGCACTTCATACACGTCAACCAGTACAGCTTATAGAGCTGCGCGACAGAAGCAACGCTCGTATTATGGCTGATGAACCCGTTCGAGATATAGCTAGGGTCATTCTTCATGGTTAGATCGTAGCAATACCCCGTGGACACACTCACCGTTTTTACTTCGTCTAAGAACAATTCCTCGTTAGCCACACGCTCTAATACGTGGGGCAAAGCCCCCCCCGCCCGAAGTATCTCTTGTAGTAGGGACGCTGTAGCTCTTTGAGATTGTAATCTGTGGCATAGCCCTCTAGGAGTCCTTGCCTTGGGAACAGGCCCCTTTTGGCTGTTTCCGCACTTTCCTTTTGGTTGAAGGCCACGTAACAATTCCCCGTTAATACGAAAACCAGCTTTGTGATCACTGTTTGAGTTTGAGAGTAATCCGGCTTCGAGTAACTGCTGTTTGGTCTCATTCCAAAACCCGATCTCCTCGGAAAACTTCTGTCTGGACGACAACCCTAATATTCGGATATCCCAAGCGTCACTAATTTCTTTGCCTGATATTCGGGCGCTATACTGCCGGAGAGTCGAGTTGATACCTAGGGCCGTAAGCATTGTCTGGACTTGATTGGCCAATTCGTTGGAGGTAGTAGTCAGGACAGGGGCGTTTCCCCCGCGACGGTCTACCGTCCCGTCCCCCGAGAATAGCCCGCGTAAGAACTTCCGCCATGTTCTTGCCCCTGAAGATCTAATAATAAAGGGAATTTCCCTGGAATGACTGTTATCCCCAGGGCAAAGGGCACTGCCGTCTGCTACTCCTAGATAGACCGTTCCTTCGTGGTCTCGGTCACCGATATGACGCAGACTCAACTCCTCCTGAGCCTCCTTCGCCAAACAAAGGATGTGTTGTTTTTCACTAGGATGAACGCTGATCACCACCCCGTACTGATTACGGCACCCCTCTGCCACAATCCACCCAATAAGCTCCGCACTAGCGTCAGACAGGTCTTCCTCTTCTATGCGAGGGCACATAGGGGCTACAACCAGTACATCGCCGGGGGCGAGATCCCCGAGAGATTTCCAGGATGAAGAAAAATCGGCCCCCAAAACCCGTACCCGGTGATTAGGCCGCCCCTCTATACTACGCCCCGCCCGAGTTTGAATTTTTCGTGTCTCTGTC